TCACCTAGTTTCTTTCCGCGCCCGGTTTGCCACATGCCGTTGCCGCGCCGCACCAGCGGCCCTCGCTTTCTCCTGCGTCGCCTTATTGTAGGTCGCCGTTTGCTGAAGCGTCCGGTGGCCTGACACCGGACGGATATCAAGCACGCCAGCGTCGCCTAGCTCAGTCGCGCCTCCATGTCGGAACCCGGTCATGGTAAACTCCTTGGGCAGTCCAGCTTTCGTTCGCACCCGACGCCAGGCACGTATCGCCTCCGCTTCCGTATAGCGTCGACCGGTCGCCTCGTTGATGACAATATGCCCCTGCCCCGGCTTCATGCGCGCCAGCTCGGCCTCAAGTTCAGGATAGAGAAGCGTGCCGTGTTCCCGCACCTCCGGGACATCGCTGCTCGGGTCGCGCTCACCGCGCAGGGGAATGACCTGCGAATCACCCGTCTTGCCCTGGCGCATCGCGAACGACACGCCCGGCTGGTAATCCTCCCAAAAGAAGCCCTTCTCTTCGTCGCCTGGGTCCATGATGTATCCGAAGACGTCGGTCACGCGGCGCAGCAGCTCGAACGAGATTGCCGCGGCGGTCGCCATGGACTGCATGCCCATCGCCCGAGCCGTCTCGCGAAACAGGTCATATTCGGCGCGCGTGTTGGCCCGGTTGCCCTTCTGCGCCGTCATCTTGATGCCCATTTTGGCGAAGGGGTTCGGGTCTTTCACCTTTTTCGCGCGGATCGCCTCATTCCACACGCGCCGGCAGACCTGCATGCAATAGGCCCCTGCCCGCTTTCCCCGCTCCTTCACGAGGAAACGATAGAGCGCGTCAGCATGACTGGCGTTGATCTCGATCGCGCGGCGCTGGCCGAAAAGCGTCGTCTTCAGCTGGACGTTGGCGACGATCTCCATCTTCTCACGATAGTCGCGCCGCGTGCGGAAGCTCGCCTCCTTGAACCGATCATGCCCACGGTACCATGCGAACAGCGCCTGGACGGTGCCCTCCGCCGGCTTACCCTCTACGCCGGTTCGCCATTCGTCCAGCGCGATGTTGAGCAGGTCGGCCTTGCCGATCGCCGTCGACAGATCGCTGCCCAGCGCTTCCGATTCGACCGGGCAACGCCGGCCGAACTTTTCGGCTGGCGGCTTCGCCCAGCTGGGCCGCTCCCAGAAATATGCGGTGCCGCCACCGGCCAGCCGCTTTGCGCGCAGGTAGCGCGGCAGTTTGATCTTAGCCACTCAGCCCCTCGAATTCGTCATCAATGTCGCTGTTGGATCCGCCGAACAGGTTCGCGGTCACGGCGTCGAGCTGCTCACGCAGGAAGACGACTTCGCCATTCCGGCCGATCCGCATGCCCTTGATGGAGCCAGCCGTCTCCAGCTGCCCGAAAAGCTTCGGCGCCAGGCCTGTATAACGCAGCGCGTCGTCGCGGTTGAAGGTGAGCGGCGGGACGTTGAACGTCACTTGCCGGGCAGCAGCACCCATCAGCTTCCCTTTCCATGAATAGCCGCGCGCACCGCGAGGCCCGTTGCGTCGTTCCAGTACATGCCGGGCAGGAAACCTCCCGGCCCCTGCCGGTGGCCAAGATTCCAGCGCTCCAGTGCTTTGGCGACGGCATAGTCAGCGCCAGTGCGCAGCTCGATGCCGACGCCTTCGGTTCCGGTGACATCGTCCGGCTCGCTGTCGATCAGCATCGCCTGCTGACGCGGCGTCAGGTTCGGCCAGGTCATGACGGCTGAACCCCGGCGCTGATCCGCTCATGGAAATAGGCGACCGCGGCATCCGCAGCCTGGCGGAAGCCCTCGCCCATCGGAAGATCGCCGCCGCCGGCCCCAATGATCACATCCAGCTGATCGAGCGCCGTCGTCGCGGACATGCCCGCCGGCGGCTTCATGCCGGTGCATTTTATCGCGATCCGCAACGCCAGCTCGTCGCGCGGGATATCGATCAGCATCAACTGTCGCTTGGCCTTATCCATGGCGCGCCTCCATGATCGGCAGCCCATCGTGCTGGGCGCCATCGAGCAACCGGCCGGCCTCCTTCTTGCTCATCGGAATCGCCAGCGCGCCAGGCGCAAGAAATTCGCCAATGGATTCGTCATCGCGCGCGGCGCGGCTGGTGCTGAAGCTCTCCCACCTCCGCCAGCGATCCACTGACCTGAACGAGACCGGTGGCACGATGTCGACGCCGCCATGCTCGTTCGCAACGGCTTCGTGCGGCGCCCAGCTCCCCCACTGCTTGAACAGGAAGGCGACACCCGCGACCGCGCACTGATCGCGCAAGCTGCGCGCCCAAGCGGGATGCATCGGCCGGGCGCCCGGCCCGCTCTCGCCGCCGGCGACGACCCAATTCGGCTGGGTCGCGTGGGCGAGGATATCGATATGGCCCAGCAGCGGCTCCGCGCTGATCCAGCGCACCTGGGCGGGCAGCCGGGCCAGCACCGGCCAGCGCTGGTCATAGCGCTTCTGATCCTCCGCCGAGATCCCGAACCACCAATTGGCCGGGATCTCCATGAACCAATCCATCCCGGCATGGCATTCCATCTCGCGCTGACGCCGGGGCAGGTCCGCGAAATAGGCGGTGAAGCGCTCCGGCCGTTTGGTCAGGATCTGATAGATGTGCTGCGGCGCCTCCAGCATCGCGGTGAACACGGCGTCGAGCATGCGATCGTCGACACCCGGATGGCCCAGGTCGCCATGCGCGCAGACGAAGATCATGCGCGGCCGCGTCCACCGGCTCGGCTGGTCGAGCAGCGGCTCATAGAGTCGGACCTGCCCATTCCAGACCGGGCCGGCGTTGCTCTCCTGGGTCAGGCCCTCGCGCGACGGATGATGGCGCAGGCGCGTGCCCGCCAGCCGCATCGCATAGCAGTTCGTGCAGCCCGGCGAGAGGACGGTGCAGCCGTTGATGATGTTCCAGGTGGCGTCGGTCCACTCGATATGCGTGCCATCAGCCATCGTCCGACCTCCGAACGGTGATCCGCCAGTCCGATCCATCCTTCAGCGTGATCTCGGCGGCATATTCATCGACAGCGATAAATTCGGGCAGGTCTTTCTCTGCCCTCCTGTACTCGTCAAAGGCGGATTCCAGCACCGCGCCATAGGCGCGCAGGCGCTTTTCCTGCTCGCCATCGTCAGCCCGCAAACGCTTCAACTCGTGCAAGATAGCGCCGATGTTCTCGCTGAATTCGGTGTGGTTCTCGACCTCGTCGAGCAACCGACCGCTCTCAAACCAGTCATCCAACTGGGCGATCGACGCGGCCAACGCCGCCTCGTTGTAAGGCCGCAATTTCAAAGCATCAGCCATCGATGTTCTCCTTGATGACGTCGAACGACACGGCGACCACCCAAGGGTTCGCCTCCCATGCTTCAGCGCCGTTGATGTGGGACCAGATGCCGGCGAAGCCGCACCGATATGTGCCTTCGGGGATGCCGGCGTAAAATGCGCGGCTGTCGTCCATGACCAGCCGGTCGGCCCCTTCGGCCTGCGCATCCGTCTCGCTGATCGCGTGCAGCCGCTCGACGCGCACATTGGTGACAGCCAACGTCAACCGGCTGGCCCAGCGCGGCATGAAGATCGACGGGCGCCCTTTGCCGTGCTGGTCGCAATTGTCGCGGTCATCCGCCTCGTACCAGATGCGCGATTCCGTGCCGATCAGGCTCGGCCGGTACTGGTCATAGGCGCGATGGGCGCGCCAGGTCTCCTTGACCCACAGCCGGTCTCCGACAGCGAAGCGCGCGTCATATTCCATCGGGAAGCCTGCGCGCCGCGCCACGCCGACGCTGCCATCCAGATCCCATTTGGTCGGGTGCTTCGGAAGGTGCTTGTACTGGTTGAGGCTGTGCATCTTCACGCCGTCGGCGACGGCCGGACACAGGCCGAACACCGAGCCCCGGAAGTCCTCTTCCTTGGGCGGCTGGACCTTCATGATCCGGCGGGTCTGGGTCTTTCGACCGTCGATAAGCGCGCGCACCATCGGCGCGCTGAACAAGATGGGGCGGTCTGTCATGCGGCGGCCCTTTCCGAATGATCGGCCAACAGGCCGAACTGAGCCCTGACCAGCGCCTCCGCCATGGGCGGGCAAACGCTGTTGCCGCACTTCGCTACCTGGGCGGTCTTCGTGATGGGGGCGCCGTTCGCGTCGCGATCAATGATGTAGTCAGGCGGGAAGCCCTGAGCGTTGAACAGCTCCCGCGGCGTCAGCATGCGCATGCCGATATCGACGATCACATATTCCTCGCCGTCGATCATGACGGTGACGAGGCCGAACCGATCCTTGGTGGTCACGGTTCCCAATGGGCCATCCAGGCGAGGATCTTGATCGGTGCCGTAATACTTGATGAGGAACGCCCGCACCTCGCCCATGTGCAAGCCGCCTGCGCTCACCGTGTGCAACGGTTCATCAGTCGGCTGGCCGTCACGACTGGTGCCGCGAAGCTTCAGGAGGTTGGAGGTGACAAGGCGCTGTTGGCTGCCTGCAGTGGCAACTGTTGACAGCGGAGCGTCAGCCGCTCGCCCAGCAAGGTTCTCGTTGTTGGGCCCGCCGTTCGCCTGCTCCAGATGGGCGCAGACAACAGCATGGCGCGGCGCGCCCGCCATGACAGTGTGCAAGGGCTCGCTGGCGTCGATGCCCTGCCCGTTCTGGGCGAATTTCTGCATGAACGCGGTGACCGCATGATGCTTGATCCCCCCAGCCACGCTGCGACAACCGTGCCAAGGGGAGCCTCGACATCCATCGCCCTGGGCGTTTGCCCCTCTCGCTCGCCATTCCCGATGTGGACCAGATGCGCCGCCGCGACGCAGTTCTGATCCTTGTTGGATGCCGTCACCGTGTGGTGCGGCTCTTCCAGCGAGCGATTAGCGCCGCCCTGCTGCGCATAGGTGGCGAATGGCGCGGCGGCGACCTCGACCAGCCCAAGCGGCGCGCTGCCGCCCGGCCGCTTAACGAAACTGTTCGCGGTCACGGTGTGAAGCGGCTCTTCGATGCCATGCCCCGTGGCGCCAGAGCGGAACTTGGTGACGTGGGGCATGACGATCGCATGCTCTCCCCGGTTCGCTCCGGTCACGGTCGCCATCGGCTGGTCGACCGACGCGCCGCGCGCTCCCGCCTGGTGATGGGTCAGCGGCACGATGAACGGAGCCGGGTTGTTGACCACGAACTTCATGATCCCATGAGCGATCCGTCGCAGCGTCTTTTCTGCCAGCGGCTTCTTGCGATCGAAGATGGACGGGCAATGGATCGACCAGTCGATGATCTCGGCCGCCGTGCGCCATGGCCGCCGCTTGCCGCTCAGCACTTCCGGCGAGCCCGGTTTGCCGTGCGTCGGCTCAGGCCACCTGATTTCTTCACCGTCGAAGCGCACGACCATGAAGAAACGCCTGCGAATGGTCGGCGCGCCATAGTCACAGGCGCGCAGTTCCTTCCACTCAATGCGGCCACCGGCCTTACGAAGCTCGGCGCACCACAGGGCGAAGGTCTCGCCAGCCAGTTCCTTGATCGGCAGGCTTTAGTAAG